TGCAAATCTGAGCGATGCAGACCTGAGCTGGGCAGACCTGAGCAGGGCAAATCTGAGCGATGCAGACCTGAGCGGGGCAGACCTGAGCGGGGCAGACCTGCGCGATGCAGACCTGAGCGGGGCGAACCTGAGCGGGGTAGACCTGAGCGGGGCAAATCTGAGTGGGCGCATTCCGCTTTATGCTGATACGTCGCGGCGGTATGTTTTGTATGTGCTCCCAGATGTGGAAGACGGCCCGCGATTTATTGCAGGATGCCGGAACTTCGCGCTCGAAGAGGCGCTCGAACATTGGGGCGCGGAGAGTGATAGAAGCCAGCCCGAATACATAGCCGCCATCGAGAAATACCTAGCACAAACAACCGGAGAACAAAGCACATGACCAACGACAACATTCAAGCCCTCGCGCGCGACTGGATCGAAGCCAAACGCGCCGAGGAATCGGCGCGGGCGCAACGGCACGCGATAGAGGAACAACTGGCGCAAGCCCTGGAAACAAAGGACGAAGGATCAATCACGCACGTCGTGGGCGATTACCGCATCACGCTGCGCCAGGGGCTTGCCCGCAAGGTGGACCCCAACACATGGACGCAAGTCGCCGAGCATTGCCCGCCCGATATGCGGCCCGTGAAAATCAAGCTGGAAGCTGACCCGACCGGCTGCAAGTATCTGGCCGCCAACGAGCCCGAAATCTGGCGCAAGATTTCAAGCGCGTTTGAGGTCAAGCCGCAAAAAATCGGGGTGCAGATCCGATGAAATTTTTGTTGGTCCTGGCTGTGTCGTGGGCGGTTTCCGCCTGCGCACACCACCCGAAGCAATGCTACCCGGGGCTGAAACGCGAGCCCGCGCCCTGGAAAGTCACAGTGCTAAAAAAGAGGAACACCACCAATGGCGATTGATCTCACAAAACTTGAAAAGCCCGCCGGGCAACGTCCAATCATTGTGACGCTTTTCGGCGAGGGCGGGATGGGCAAGACCACGCTTGCCAGCATGTTCCCGAGCCCGGTATTCATCCGCACTGAGGACGGAACGGCCAGCCTTCAGGGTGCCGACCACGTGTCCCTGATGCCGCTCGCGCATACGGTCCAAGACGTATTCGACCAGATCGAAGCACTGGCCACGCAACCGCACGAGTTCCGCACGCTGGTTATTGATAGCGTGACCCAGCTCGCCACTATGATCGAACATGAGATTGTCGCAGGCGACCCCAAGGCCAAAAGCATCGCGCAAGCGGGCGGAGGTTATGGCGCGGGCTATTCCGCGGCGGCTGAACGGCACCGCCAGATCAGGGAATGGGCCGGTTCGTTGGCGTACGATAAAGGCATGAACATTGTTTTTATCGCCCACGCCGACACGGAGGTTTTGGACCTGCCCGACTACGACCCCTTCGCGCGGTATTGCATCCGCATGCATCGGAAATCCGTCCCGCACTATACGGACAATGTGGACGCGGTTTGTCTGATCAGGCTCAAAACGCACGTCGTGGGCGATGAGGACAAGCGTCGGGCGATATCGTCAGGCGAGCGCGAGATCATCTGTCACCCGCAAGCATCAAGCGTCACGAAAAATCGGTTTGCCATTTCTAAACCTTTGCAGTTTAACTTTGACTCAGGCAATCCTTTTGACGAATGGTGCAGCAGATGAACATGATCGACTTCGAGAACGAAATCCGCGAAAGCGTGCACGCATTCCTTGCGTCACCCACGGCACGCGGTGAGAATAACGCCGGCAATGCTTGCGCGGTCATGGCCCTAGTTTTGGCGCAAGTTATTGCGGCGACGTGTAAGGATGAACAGCGATTGGAGGAGCTAAGCGTAGCACTTGAAGCCTACATATATGAATCATCCGTGAAAACATGGCACGAGATGAACGAAGCAGAAGCAAGACGCAAACACCGGAGAGCATGACATGGACCTTTCGCACATTGACTGGAGCAAGGTTGAGGAACCCGCAGAGCGCGGCCTACTCGACGCGGGCTGGTACAAAATCGCCTGGATCAAGGGAGAGACGAAAACCACGAAAGCTGGCACGGGCAGTTATCTTGAATTGACCGGCGAGATTTTGGAAGGCCCGGCACAAGGGCGCAAGATTTGGGAGCGGCTCAATCTTAAGAACCCCAACCCCACAGCGGTAAAAATTGCCCAGCAAAGCCTAAGCAAGATTGCAAGCGCGATTGGTATCGTCGCGCCAAAGCATTCGGACGAGCTGCTGAATCGCCCGCTTATGGTGGAGGTGATCGTTAAGTCGCCATCAGAGCGCGACCGGGCCAACGGCTACGATCAGGAGCGGAACGAAATTAAGTCTTTCGCGCCTGTTGATGGCGGAGCCTCATACGCCGACGCCAAGGCGGGGACGGTTGCGCCAACATCTTCCACGCCGCCGTGGAAGCGGTAGCAAACAAGGACCAGGGGCGCGAGCCCCTGGTTTCACCGGAGGATACATGACCCAAACCGATCTAATCATGGATGTTTTGTCGATGTGGGCGCTGATCGTGGCCGGGTCCGCGTTCATCTTGTGTTGCATAATCATCTACGGAGAGTGGAAGCGATGAACCTAGAGCCCCACACAACGCCCGCAACGATCCGGGCGATCTTTGAGCATTATAAAGCCTCCCGCCCCTTCCAACACCGCCCGCACCTTGGGGGAAGCCAGATCGGGAACGCCTGCGAGCGGGCCTTGTGGTATCAATTCCGCTGGATGGCGCGGCCTGATTTTCCGGGCCGGGTGCTGAGACTTTTCGAGACTGGCGATCGGGAAGAATTTAGATTGATCGAAAACTTGCGCGCGGTTGGCGTGCAGGTATGGGCGCGAGATCCCGATACCGGGGCGCAATTCCGCGCGGAGGAACACGGCGGTCACTTTGCCCTTTCCGTCGATGGCGTCGGGAGCGGCTTTGAGGAGAGCAGCCAGTCTCACCTGTTAGAATTTAAGACGATGAATCAAAAGGCTTTTGATCATATTTCAAAGCACGGTTTGGAGAAATCCAAGCCGATCTATTGGGCGCAAGTCCAAGTCGGCATGCACCTGATGGGGCTGGAACGGGCTTATTTCCTGGCGGTCAATAAGAACACGGACGATATTTATGGCGAGCGGGTCAAGCTGCGAGTTGTAGAAGCGCAAGCCCTGCTGGAGAAGGCCGGGCGCATTATTTTTGCCGAGGCCCCGCCCGCTAAGCTCTCAGACGATCCCGCCTGGTATGAATGCAAGTGGTGCGATCATCGGGCTGTATGCCACGAGCAAGCCTTGCCCGAGATCAACTGCCGAACCTGCGCGCATGTGACGGCCAACATCGACGGCGGCTGGACTTGCGCACGGCACAAAGAGGATCGGGACACTGAGGCGCAACGGGCTGGGTGCGAGGCGCACGTATGGAACCCCCACGCCATGCCGTTCGAGCCGAGTGATTCCGGGCCTGATTGGATTGACTACGTCATTGACGGTCAGACCTGGCGCAATAAAGGGCGGGAGATTGCCCCCGCCCCTTCGGATCAATAAGAGATCTGCCATTCTAACCCGACGCCCATGTCGTCGGGGCCGATGTAAGCCGCCTGCAAGATTGCTTCTGCGGCCTCGATGGTTTCGGCATTTTCCGCCAGTTCGAGGGCATCGTGGCGGAACCAGAAGTCGTACGCATATCCCTCATATGCGCCCTGGTCCAGGATCTCCTGGATCGCGTGGCGGTCCCCATCTTCGGGGTAGGACGCTTGCCAGAGCGCGGGGTTGATTAGGACGTATGTGCAATCGATTTGCTGCATTGGTGGGGGTTCTCCGTGGTTTGGGCGGGAGGGCTAGGCCCTCCCGGTTGGTGATTAGAGGTCGCCGTCGAGTGAGTCCCAGAGGGCGATGTAGCGGTAGTCGTTTGCCTCGTCGATGATGCCAACCGATGTTGTGCGCTCGTCTGCGGAGTTGATTTCTTCGTTGAATGCAGCGCGGGCGGATGCCAGGGTTGCGTAGTCGCGGTGTTCGGTTTCGCCGTTCCAGTATGCAATCTCGACTACGTATGCGGTTGCGTTGGTCATTGGCTTGTCTCCGTGGTGTGGGGTGGGAGGGCTAGGCCCTCCCTAGTTTATGTTTACGCGAACAGCGCTGCGATTTCGGACATCGCTTGCGCGGTGTATGCTGCCTCTGCCTCCGCGCCCTTGGGGCTTACGGTCAGAAGAATCTTGCTGCCGAACACTGGCGTGATCAAGATGTGGCCGGTGGCAACCAGGGCGCGGATCGAAGGGCGCACATAGATGTGGCCGTTGGGCTTCATGTTGGCTTCGATGTAGCCCGCGCGTGCCAGGGTGCGGAGTTCGGTTGCTTCTTCGGTGGTGATGATTGC